TCCTTTGCCAGGCTGCCTTTCTCGGTAATCGGCGGGCTGGTCAAGTGCTCAAAAGCCGTCACATCCTTTGCCATGAAGGCCCCGGCCAAGCTCGCCACGGTGGGGAAATCAGCGGCCGGTGTCGCCAAGGTTTTGGGTCAGGCAGGCAGGGCAACCGGTACTTTCGCGATGAAAATCGGAAGGAACATCGGGAGTTCCATGCAGTCATTCGGCGGTGTTCTAGGGCGGGCGGGCCAGGCAACCGCTGAATTCGCATCGAACGCACGAAAAGGCATCGGGGATGCCCTAAAGGCCGTCGTCGACAGGCTTAACCAGGCAGGCCAGGCAACCGCTGATTTCGCATCGAACGCACGAAAAAACATCGGGAATGCCCTAAAGCCCGTCGGCGAAGGCCTTAACCGGGCGGGCCAGGCAACCGCTGATTTCGCGAAGAAAATCGGTCAAAGCATTGGGAGTTCCTTGAAGCCCTTCACTGGTTTTCTAGGGCGGGCGGGCGCGGAGACCACTAAATTCGCGAAGGCCGCCGGATCTAGCATTGGCGCGGCCCTGAAGCCTTTCACTTCGGCTGTGTGGAGTGCCACTCTGGCGGCCATAAAATTCGCTGTAGCTCTCCTGGCCAATCCTATCACCTGGATAGTGCTAGGCATCATGGCCCTTATCGCCGCGCTTGTCCTGCTTTGGAAAAAGTGGGACACGGTCGTGGCCTGGCTTGAGGGCATATGGGACAAGGTCGTGGAAGCCTGGGACGCCGGCACCTTGTGGGATGCCGGGGTGGAAATGATTTCCGGCCTGTGGGAAGGCATCAAATCTATTTGGAGTTCGCTGGTCAGCTGGCTGGAAGACAGCATCGGGGGCATCGGGAAAGTAATCGGAGCCGTGTTTGATTATTTCAGCGGCGATGATGAGGACGAAGACGAAGACGAAGGCAAAGACAAAGTCAAGGCCAATCGATCTGCTTATAAAAAATCCTGGAAATCCGGTCCCAACGGAGCCCCTATCGGGGCCGACCAAGCGCTCAATCAAAGCGCCCGGGCCCAGGCCGCCGCGGCCAAGGGTGCCGAGGCCCGGGTTGACGGCACCGTCCGGGTACAGTTCGAGAACGCGCCCAAGGGGACGCGCCTGCTCGAGGCGCGCCAAAAGGGATCCCCGGGCATCAACGTGGCCGCTGGCCTCAGTAATGCGATGGCGCCCTGATGAGTCCTGCAATTACCAAACACGCCTCTTTTCGGGGGGTGGAATTTCCCTATCGTGATAGCGGCCTGGGCGGCGGCCGCCGGGTGGCCAACCATGAATATCCCATGCGTAACGAAAATTACGCCGAGGACATGGGGCGCAAGGCGCGAAGCATCTCCCTGACGGCCCTTATCCACGGCCCTGACTACCTGGCCGCCCGGGACAAGCTTTTGGAAGCCCTGGAGGCGGATGGGGCCGGAACCCTGATCCACCCCTATTTCGGCAAGCTCACGGTGCTCTGCGAGAGCTACAACTGCCGCGAAGAGGCCCGGCGCGGGGGCGTGGCCGAGATCCAAATCACCTTCGTTCCCTTTGGGGCCAATAAGTACCCCTCCGACAAGACTGACTCCACGGTGGGGGCATCCGATACCGCCGTATCGGTTCAGGGTAAGGTAACCGACCTTTTCATCACCCTTTACGGCGTTGCCGGGCTCCCAGGATGGGCCGTGGATGATGCCGTGGATGAAATCAAGGCCGCCCTGGAATTCGTGAGCGATGTAGTCGCCGTGACCGGCAGCGATATCGCCTCCGTGGTCTCGTTCCTGGATACGGTCGAGTCGGTGATGGGCACCATCGAATCAATCATCAATGATCCGGATGCCGTGGCCCGAGCCATCGCGGAAGCAATCGGCCTGGCGGTGGACAGCGGCGGAGTCGACTCCGGCCTGGAAATACTGGCCGACGACGAACCGCCCTGGGGCCTGAAACTGACCGAGTATCCCGGCACAACCACCGCCCGCAAAATCCAGGCGAAAAATCAGCGCGCCCTGACCACCTATCTCAAGGCAACCGCGCTGACCAAATCCATATTGGTGGCAATGAAGGCAAGCTATGCCAGCTATGACGACGCCTTGCAAACCCAAAAAAGCCTGATCAAGGCCATTGACAGCCTGAGGGACCAAGCCGGAGACAACGGGGACGATGAAACCTATACGGCCATGGGCCGACTCAAGGTGGACGTGTTGGCCGCTTTTGAAGCTATCGCCCAACTGCCCCGACTCCGCACCTACCAGGTGCCGGCCATGGTCAAACCCGCCCTGGTCCTGGCTTATGAACTGTACCAGGACCCGGACCGGGAAAAGGGGATCGTCACCCGCAACGCGGTGAAGCAGCCTGGCTTCCCGAAGCAGGGAAGCGGCCTGGAGGTGCTCAGTGCCTGAAGCCACGCTCATGGTGGGCGACACCAAACTCGGGGGATGGACCTCCGTGAAGGTGACCAAAGGCATGGACTGCCTTTGCGGCACCTTCAATCTGGCTTTGTCGGCCAAATACAATGGCCGGGGCCAAGCATACAAGTTCGACACTAATTCCAAGTGCACGGTCAGCCTCGACGGGGTGCGGATCATCACCGGCTATGTGGACGATGTAGCCATAAACTACGGCACGGATTCTCATGACCTCAGTATCAGCGGCCGCGACCTGACCGGCGACCTGGTTGACTGCAGCCATGTTCCCAAGGCCAACAGCGAGGCCTTCAACGGATTGGACCTGGTGGACATAGCCTCGATACTTTGCGATCCGTTCGGCATTGATGTCTCGGCCGAGGTCGATGTGGGCAAACCGTTCCCCACGGTCAAGATCAATGAAGGCGAGTCGGTTTTTTCGTTGATCGACCGTCTGGCCAAGGCCCGCCAGGTGTTGCCGGTGAGCAACGGGGACGGCAGCCTGGTATTCACCCGCGCCGGCGCCGGTCGCAGCGCCGGGACCATCGAACTGGGCGGCAACGCCACCTCGGGCGACACCCAGCAGAGCAACATGGAGCGCTTTAGCCTCTATATGGTCAAGGGCCAGTCCACCACGGATCAAGTGCCCCAAGAAGCCGACCAGGCCGCCGTGCCGGAACACCCCTCCAAGATGAGCGAGGAGGAATATCAGGCCCGCCAAGACGCCCAAATCAGGGCACATGGCAAAGCCGAGGACAGCGCTATCAAGCGATATCGGCCCCTGGTCGTGGTGGCGGACACCGCGGCCAACCCGGAAAAGATGCAGGCTATCGCCAACTATCAAGCCATGGTTCGGGCCGGCCGCTCCCGCCAATCCAGCTACACGGTCTCTGGCTGGGGGCCCCAAACCGGCGGGCTCTGGGAGTTCAACACCCTGGTCCGCGTGGTGGACGGCTATCTGGGGCTAGATGATTATCTGCTTATCCAGAGCGTTGAGTACACCCAGGACGAAAGCGGAACCACAAGCAAAGTAGTGCTGGTGGACCCCAGATCATACGCACTGGATCCGGCCTCGAACGACGAGGCCGGCGATATCAAGGGAGCGAATGATTAATGCTGAGCTTGCGCCAAGAGATAGAGAGGCTTGTCGCCCCCATGTGGCGGCGTTTCCTCCTGTGCATGGCCAAAGCCGTGGTCCGAGAAGTGCAGCACGGGCAAGGCTATCAGTACTTAGGTGTGAAGCTGATGGCGGATGAAGAACATCCCAAGGTGCCGGTGCTGCAGCAATTCGGCTATGCCAGTGCTCCCCTGAGCGGATCGGAAGCCCTGATCCTATGCCTGGGTGGTGATCGCTCCAATGCGGTGGTGATCAACTCAGACGATCCACGCTACCGCCCGATGGATCTGGAGCCCGGGGAAATCGCCATCTACTCCAGCGGAGACATGATGGGCGATGAAGAGGAATTACCCTCTCCCCTGGAAGGTCCATCGAGCCTGGCCCAATACTGGCCGCAAGATTGGCCCGCGGAACCGCCGGAAGAGGAATTACCAAAGGGCGAAGCCTGGCAGCCACCCCTGTGCCGACTGAGGCTCCTGCCGGACCGCTCGGTGGAAATATTCGCCGGGGACATGAACATCCGGTCCCTGGGCGACGTATCGATCGCGGCCGAGGGAGACATTTCCCTGATCTGCAAGGGAGAGTTGACCCTGGCCTCTGCGGAGCTCGCCCGCATCAAGGCCCCGGAAACCGGCCATGAAAATGACACCAGCGATGAGTTGAATAATTTCTAATGGCTGACATCAAAACCATATACACCCCCGAACTCATGGGGGGCGACTTCAAGCTGGACGATTTCGGGGGGCTTGAAACTGACTATGGCCTGAACACCGCCGTGATCATTAGCCTTTTCACCAACCGCCGGGCGGCGGACGACGACAAGCTACCCCACAATGACAGCGGGCGCGGCGGATGGTGGGGTGACGGTGAAGATCCCATAGGCAGCCGGCTATGGCTGCTCAACCGAGAGGTGGAAAGCACGGAGGTCCTCAACCGGGCGGAGGAATACGTGCAGGAAGCTCTGGCCTGGATGATCAGCGAGGGCGTGGCGCAAGAGGTGAATATCGAATGCTGGTGGGAGCGCACCGGCATGCTGGGAATACAAATCGAAATAGTCAAGCCCGACGGCCAAAGCCTCAAGCTGCTTTTTGAATACATTTGGAGCTCTTATGCCGTTTGATCGCCCCACATTGACCGAGATCAAATCACGAATCAAAGCTGATATCGTTGCGAGCGCCGGCCCGCAACTAAGGCGCTCTAACTTCTCCATTCTCGGCGCGGCCCAGGCCGGGGCCTGTCATGAACTATACGGAGCCCTGGACTCACTATCTCAAGACTTGCTCCCGGCCACCGCAACCGGAGAGGCTCTGGAGCGGCATGCTTTTTGGTGGGGGCTGACCCGCAAGCCGGCCGCCGCCGCCAATGGCCTGGTTTCTTTCGCCGGAGCCTCCGGCGTCACTGTTCCCGAAGGCGTGATCCTGCGCCGGGCGGATAACGTGAAGTTTATTTCCCTGGAGAGCGCGGAGATCACCGATGGCCTTGCATCCGTGAGAGTGGAGGCCAGGGAGGCCGGGCCCGACGGCAATACCGACGCCGGCGTCGTACTGGCCTTATCCACGCTGATAAGCGGAGTCAGCGCCACGGTCCAGGTGGGTGAAGGCGGCCTGGGTGGCGGCGCGGATGAAGAAACGGACACCCGGTTGCGCGCGCGCCTTTCAAGCAAAGTGCAGGCCAAAGAACTTGGGGGAAGTGACGACGATTTTTACAACTGGACCCTGGAGATAGCGGGCGTAACCCGTGCCTGGGTTTACAGTTTGCGATTTGGGGCGGGCACGGTGGGTATCACTTTCGTGATGGACGATAACGCGAGCGGCCCCATACCCAGCCAGGAAGACGTTGACACCGTACAAGCCTATCTGGACGGGCTACGGCCAACCTGCTGCCGACCGACCGTATTTGCCCCCACGGCGGCCCCCCTGGACTTTGAAATCAGCTTGACACCTGACACCGATGCGGTTCGCGAAGCGGTCGAGGCAGAGCTTGCCGACCTGATCCTGCGTGAATGTGAGCCGGAATCCACCCTGCTGATCAGCCACATACGCGAGGCTATTAGCCTGGCCACAGGGGAAACTGACCACACCCTGGCGTCCCCGGTGGCTAATGTCACCGCCGGTTCTGGGGAAATTATCACCATGGGCTCGGTTACCTGGGGTTAGTCATGGCACACACCGCCGCCGAATATCGCCATCTTTTACAGGCCCTGCTGCCCACAGGCCCAATTTGGCCGCGGGACACTGACGCCACGATCACCGATACCTTGGATATCCTGGCCCAGGAATTGGCCCGGTTTGATCAGCGCACGGATGACCTCCAGGACGAAGCCGACCCGAGAACGGCTTTCGAGATGCTCACCGACTGGGAGGGCCTTTGTGGACTGCCAGACGAATGCTACGGCGATGCCGACACAATAGCCCAGCGCCGGGCTGCCGTGATCGAGCATCTCACAGGGCAAACCGGCATACGCCCGACGGATTATGAAGCCATGGCCGCC